CCTTTCTATTTTTGTGATCTAGTTGGATATCCACGACCTGATCGCGTGGGTTTTGAGTTTATAGCACGAATGATTGCCTGAGACACAGGATCGTCGGTTGAACCTTCACCACCACCAAAGGCCCGTATCGTGTTGAGAAGGCCGTAACGTTGCACGTTCTCTTTGATAATTGACGGCCATAACATGACCGGTATTTCGGCATCATCCTCAAATGTTTTGGGCAAAAGAGCAGGTCGATTGTTTGACATTCTGAACTCTTTAAAAAACGGTTGTTCAGTGCCTGCAGTAACGTGTGGAGAATCGGGGCGGCGGGACGTAATTTCATCAGGTTTGTAAACGAAATGTCCCTGTTGTTTACCCGAAGGTGATTGTAGCGGCACCTGTCCCTCTGGGAGATCGAAGCGTTGAATCGGTGCGCCTTGATACGAGCCCATAAGCGGTAAATTGATCGTATCCGTTGAACGGTTGCCATCGAGAATGACAGATGTTTCAGCGTTTGTTTTGGCAATTTGAGCACGGACTAGCTCCTCTTGAAGTTTTGAGATGTTGTTTTCATCCTGCGGTTGTGACGCTTTGTAGGCGCGTGTGAGGTTTTGGCCCATCTCGGCCATTGTGGAACCTGCGTTCGTGAATACAGCATTCGGCGAAAAGCTATGAGTTTGCGCGCCAAGCGCATACAGAGGGTGCACACCGGCTTTTTTTGCATCTTCCACCTTCCATTGAACACCAGATTGAGCGAACTCACGTTGTAAAGCCGTGTTTTGATCGGCTTGAGATTCAGCCGATTTTTTGTCGAATAATCCACCAACAAGGGATGCGGCAGCGGGAATGATTGCATTCCATATAGACACGATTACCTCCTACAGGAATAAGAACTGTCAACGGTGCGGCGGGGGGGTTTACGTATGCCGACACCACGGGAACCAGCAACCTTAAAAGCGAAAAGCACCTGTTTTCTTTGCTCACGCCTGATACATATCCGGGCCTTGTGAGGAACCTTTATCAAGGTCGGGAAATTGAACGAGAATCGTCTACGGGCCGCTTGGACGCGGCGGGGAGTGGGTAACAGCAGACGAGGGCGGGAACGCGCCAGCGGCGCGTTAAAGAAGGGGTCAGGCCTTTTTTGTAAGGCTACCAAATCGGACAATAGCTGAAGGTCCGAATTAAAAGACCTGACGAGGGGCTTAGAAGCAGACCGGGGCACGGACTGGTAACTGTCCGTAGCGTCGGTAAATGACGCGCCCGGTCTCGGCGGAAAGCCTAACCTAACGGTTTTAGAGTGCTCGGGCTTGTGGCCCTTACGCTTAGCCATAGGATGGCATTCTGTCAGTAAATGCAGTAACCAACAAGGGGGTTACTGCGGGCTGGGTGCCGCGGGAGTTGCGGCAGGGGGGGTCGGACTTGCCGGCGGGTCGGCCGCCGGCTGGCCTTCGGCCTTAACATCGTTTTGTAAAGGGGGATTGTCAAGACCAGATAATGGACGCTCAAGCTCCATCAGCGCGGCTTCGTATTGGCTCACAGGGTCGAAATTGTCATCCATGTCGAAATCATTGGCTTCTTCGAGTGATTCACCACCTTGGGCAACAGACAGGCGGGAAAGCTCACCACGGATTATGCCGACGATACGTTGACGCTCTTCTTCGGCCTTGCGGGCTTTTTTGTCCAGGAGCGTGATTTCCATGGGTTGCGGATCGGGATATTCGTAAATAACTTCGTTGGGAATAGTAAAACGCATGATTTGCTCCTTTAGTAGATGCGAGGTGCTGCAGATGAAGAAACGAGACGACGCGCAATAATGCGGTGATTGAACATGCACCAGAGATTGTCAGTGGTAGTGACCGCATTGATACGTTTTGAAGGGTCACATTGAACGAAAGAGGCATTGAGGGCTGGATCAGATGAAAATAACCGAGCCATGTGCCAATGATTGAGAGTGTTGCGAAACTCTCCAGCAATGCCAGAAGGTTGGTAGCGATATTCCGAATAACGGTCGTTATAACCGAGAACACCATTCGGTGTTGTGTGAGCTGCGTAAAGCTCTTTGTTGAGAACTTCTTGCTGGCCTATATGTTCCAGCTCTTTTTGCCAGAAATCTTCCTTGATCGAACGGTTGAACATGCGATGCTGACCCGTCGCATAGATGGTTTTGGGACGAATAGAGGCGAGTGAAAGAACAACACCATGTTCTTCGAAAAACGATCGATAAGCACGGGAACGCATTGCCGACACTCCATGGCCATACATATCACCGACACCGAAATCAGTGACAGAGGGGGAAGTGGCCGGGGTTGTCTGGAGGACTTCGGAAACTGAAATTGTTTGTTTGCCACCACCGAGATATTCAGGACGCTGAAGGCGCGCGTCAGACGAACGAACACCGAGATACCGTAAATATTCAGTGTATCGAGAACCAAATCTCGAACGTGCTTCCTGGTAGCGTTGTATTGCGAAGGCTCTGCGGACATCATTGACATCAACAGCTGTCGCTTGCGATAGATCGGCACGAATGTTTGGGTAACCGGTGTTTGCCGGATCATTTTGGATATAAAGAGTGCCCGACATTGCACCCGCGTAGTTAGTCGTGCCAGAGCCATCAGTTTCATAGACATTTTGTGCACCTCCTACACCTTGTGTTGAAAGACCAAGACCAGTAACAGGTGCCGAGACACCGAGAGGCAAAGTAACGTCAGGTCCTTTTTGCGGATCAACGCGTGAAGCAGTGAAGTAATCTTTTTCCCAACAAATGGGAGCAGGACCAGCCGTCGTGTTGTTGTCACCAGATTGACCAGTGGTAAGCGCACGTTTGGATTGTAAATCCTGGTCACGGTAATACTCATTCCAGATCAAGTTATAGGCGTTCAACGCAAATTGAACGTAGGTCAGTGGTGCACCAGTAGGTAATCCAAGATGATCGAGAAGAGAACCAACGGCCACATTTCCTGATGTTGTGTAATTAGGCAACGTTGTGTAACCGTCACCTTCACCGTCTGAGCCGCCAGTAATAAAAGGCTCCCAGCCTTCCCAAAGAAGACGATAGGGAACGAACCAATGATGAATACGAACCATCATCGGATGCATAACAGGAGCGACCATAGGAGCGACACGAATCAATGCTGAAGTGTGTTGTTGAACAGTGTCACCAGGGAGAACTTCGAAACAACCGACAGGAACCAATTGGCCCATTGAAAAAGTGGAAAGTCGATAGTGTGAAAGGTTGTGTTTGGAGCGTTTCATAGTAATTTCCTTCCTTTAGTTAACGATTGTTGAAACTCCGAACGAACAGCGGCACCGCGTTTGCGGGCTTCGATAAGAGACGGAGAACCCTTATCAAGAATTGAATTCAAATTTGCACAGTGGGCGTCCAACGCCAAACGATCAGAAGAATGACCAGACATATTGAGGACAAGGCTACGCATGTAGCGATCCACAGGAAAACGTTTTCCCCCGAAGCGAATTTCACGAAAGGCTCCTTTAATTTCAAATAAGTGATTCACACCAGCACGAGAATTGAGTTGGGCAGCAAGAGCACGGGCAGCATAATAACCAATACCGGGACGACGAGACATGCGAATAAATTCAGGATGAAGATTTTTACCATTACGAAGTAAACGAGGATCATCTTTTTTTGTCATTTTTTTTGTCGTGTAACCAGCTACGTAAGCAATAGACTGAGGAGAAGCGTCACCAACATCAACAAGACCCAAAGTCCACGCATCAGCAAATAACGTTGTATCTCCAGAGAAACCGAAAATAATTGCATGGTAGTGCGGTCGAAATGATCTATCACCATACTCACCGACACCGAAATATCGAAAAGTTGGAAGCGACCCGTAGTCAAGTAATCCTCTAAGACGTTTAAAGAACAATTGAAAGTCACGCGGCCTAAGTGAACCGTCCGACGGTAAATGTTTTTGGTCGTAGGTGAGCGTAATAAAAAAGCAGGGATGTTCATGAAGTGCAGCCTCCAAGATCATACGAGCAGTCCAAGCTCGACGGTGATTGATACGACAGGGCATGCATTGCCTACAATTGAATGTAATAGAGAGACCCCCGGAGGAGTCTCTCTTGATTGGTTTTGAACAAATCACATCCGATAACCGATTCGGATAGCGCGACCAGCTGAGCCGCGACGACGAACGCGGGAACGGGCGCGAATGCGAGAACGGGGACGAGAGCGACGGTAAGAGCGACGACGATAAGCCATGATTCACCTCCTTTCTATTTTTGTGATCTAGTTGGATATCCACGACCTGATCGCGTGGGTTTTGAGTTTATAGCACGAATGATTGCCTGAGACACAGGATCGTCGGTTGAACCTTCACCACCACCAAAGG